ATTGGCAACAGTGACGACGCGGTTCAGGTCGCCGTCAGGCGAAAGCTCCGAGGGCACACGGCCCCAGAACTCAAGGATCTCGATCGGGCGGGCGTACTTGTCCATGTAGCGCGCGGTCTCGTCGTCCATGCCCGTGCGGACTTGGAAGCGACGGATCGAGGTGACGAGTTCGGAGTTGCCGCCACCGATTGCTCCCTCGCGCTCCATACGGGCCACTTCGGACTTGTCGAACGTGCCGATCTCCGCGAGGTAGCGGATGTCGTCGAGGTCGAGGAAGTAGCGGCGGACGACCCACTTCATGTCGCGCAGACGCGAGACGGCCGGCTGCGGGAAGAAGTCGAGGAGGTCGACCATGATGGACTCGGGGCCGTCGAACATGACGACCTTGCCCTTGCGGATGTGGCGAACGACCTTGCCCGAGAGGGGCATGCGGTCGATCTGCTCCATGATCCGGGTCTGCTCGTCGCGCTTCCAGCCCACCTGCATCACGGCCACGCCGTAGAGGCCAGAGGCCACGAGGAGATCCACCTGCTTCAGGAAGGCGCTGTCGTCCTTCATCTGCGCGGCGTTCAGGGCCTCCTGCTTCTGCGCGGTCTTCCGGTCATCCGGGCCATAGCCCATGAAGTTGACGGGAGGATACGAGGAGAGCGAGGCTGCGGCCTTGCGCGCTGCGTCGGCCCACAGGGCGCTGAAGATCAGCGGGATGTGGACGTTGTTCTTGTGTGGGTGGAAGCGGCCAGACCACGAGCCACGCCAGAGGTCGTAGAGCCGGGGCCACTTGGAGCGGATGCCGTTGAACTGCGACTCGGAGTAGCGCAGGCAGTCGATGACCATGTTCGCCATCTGCTGCTTGTAGGCGTAGTCGGACGGCTCGCGCTGAATGGCAAGAGCAGAGATCATGTAGCCCTCTTGAAGTCGGCCGGAAGCGGCAGACGTGTGTATCCGCCGGGTCCGATGAGGCCGTCGGTTTCGACGATCTTCATGAACAGGTCGAAGGTCAGGTGAACGTCGTCACCGCAGTAGCGGAAGAGCTTGCCGAACCGGCCCGTGCGGGCGAGTTCCTTGGCGTTGCCGCCATGCTCGATCTTCCCTCGGCCGAGGTTGCGGCGAGAGATGCGGTCCAGCGTGAGGTCGCCCTTGCCGGTCTTGATGCCGCGCTTGGCGCAGGCACCGGAGAGGGCCTCGAAGATGTCGAAGTGCTTGCGGACGCGCAGGGCCCGACGGGCCAACCCCTCCATGACGGGCAGGTCGAAGCCCACGGAGTTGAAGCCGACGAGGAGGTCGGCCTGCTCGATGTGGCGGGCGCACGCTTCGACCTCATGGTCGTCGTATGCGTAGAGCCACTGATCGCGTGTGTCGTACAGCACGATAGCGGACGCGCCCCCCTTGCCCTGCCGGAGGAGTTCCCACCCGTGCTCCTTGTCCTTGGGGTCGAGGTCCTCAGCCCAGAGGCGGGACTCGATGTCGAACACGATGACGCGCATGGGCGTCCTTTCTGCGAGAGGAATGGAGGGGGCCGGCCGGAGTCACCGAGCGGCTGACGAGGCAGCTTCACGTCGCGCCCGAAGGCGCGGGAGAACCAGCCCACCTCACACTTACTTCAGTGGCTTCGACCCCCACCCTTGGTACCACGACGCTTCGTCGCCAGTACCGGCCGTGAAGCCCGAGGGGAGGAAGAAGTAGTTGTTCATCTGGCCGCTCAACTTGGGCGGCGAGGAACCGTTGTGCTCCCAGTTGCGGGTGCCGGGGACGAGTGCCCCGGCCATCGTGACGCTGGCCGCGCCGGCTTGGTTGTTCGCCGCCATGTCAGCCGACCGTGATGTCGATCGTGTAGGCGATCGTATCGGTAGCGATGACGTGGACGGGAGTGAACACCTCCCGGTACAGCATGTTCGTCATGACGTCGACGTCGAAGAGGGCGACCTCAGCGATGTCCGCTGTGCCACTGGCCGTGATCGTCTTCGTGACGCGGTACTTGACCGAGCCCGAGACGGCGTTGACGCCAACCCACGCCTTGCCCGCGTTCAGATCGACCGCAGCCACGAGGGCGGTGTCGCCCACTGCGGGCGTGGTCGTGCCCGTGCCATGTGCGAGATACTTCGCCACGTTGGCCGTGACCATCGCCGCAGCGATGAGGCCCTTGCCGACCGTGGTGACTACTGCTCCGTTTGCCATGCTAACCTCTGCGCCGGCTCTCGCGGTTCCAGAGCCACAGGCGGATGCGGGCCACGAGGCGTTCGCCCCAGTGACCACCTTTGACGACTCCGATCTTGCGGGTGATGTTCCCGCGTGTCACGGAGATGCTGATGCGTGCTCTGGTCTTCATACGGGTTCCCTCGGTGGAATCCACCCGTCCTCCTCGAAGCCACGGACGCCGTCGTCGAGGTAACCGGAAGCCCGGAGTTCATCGCGCTCGGCCATCATGGTGAGGAGTTCATCGTTCGTCATGGGCTTGCCCATGTTCTTCAGGTCGTCGTCCCACGGGCGACGGACCGTTGTTCCCTCGTCCTGCACGAGGCCGGGGTCCGTGGTAGGCGGTCGCCACAGTTTCGGGGCGAAGCCGTCAGCCGCTGCATCGGCAAGGTCGTCGTGTGAGACCGTGTCAACCTTGAGGATCTGGTTGACCATCTTCCGCACGATCGGCGTCACGATGAAGTGAGGGCACTGCACGTAGACGAGCTTGTTTGTCTTCGGGTCGAGCACGGGAGGCGGGCACTTGCACTCACCCCTGTTGAGGAGGATGCGCGCGTAGCCGCCCTGCCAGTGACCGGCCGCCGTACGGATGCGGGACTTCTTGTCCTTGGTACGGTTGAACTGCATGAACTGGTCATCGCCGAAGTTGAAGCCGGCGGTGCGAAGGAGGCCGAGGATACGGTTCTTGTAGACGCCCTCTTTGCCACCCGGCTCGGTCTCGTCCGTGATCGCGCGAATGAAGATGCCGCGACGGCGGAGGTTGACGAGGACGGCAATCAGTTCCTTGTTGAAGTCCTCTTCGCGCCACTCGTTCGAGGCGCGGAGGAGTTCGGTGTCGAGGTAGAGCACGCCGTTGTTACGGGCGTCCTTCAGCCAGACCACGATTACAGAGTCGTCACCGCGCCCGATGTTCTCCTTGTTCTTGAACGCCGTGTCGATGTGGACGGTTGCCCACTCGACCGTCACGTCCCAGATGAAGTCCGGGTAGGAGACGTAGAGCCACGGGATCTGCCCCTCGACGAGCGGAGCGTGCTCCGATGCGCCGGGGTTGTTCTGCTGCTGGCCTGCGAACTCCTCGGCGTTGATGCGCTTGCGTCGCGCGATCTCGGCCACGGTCCACATCTTCGGGTGCGTCGGCAGGCCGGTGGTCTCGTCCTCGGTCTGCCAGAAGAAGACGTGCCAGATGCCTTGGCCGAAGGGCACCTTGTCGAACATCGACATGTGCGGGCAGGGCATGCCGGTCCACGAGGCGACGCCGTCCTCGTGCATGTGGTAGCCCGCGACGTCGTCGTCGAGGTACCGGGTGCATGTGAGGACACGGAGTCCGTTACGGTGGAGCGCGTTGGCCGACGACATGAAGGCTGACTTCTGCCCTCGCAGGTAGGCCGAGCGGTCCTTCTTCAGCTTCTCCTGTTCGAGCGGGTCATCCCAGAAGGACTGGCGCGGGTGGTAGCCCGTCGCGCCGATGCCGGCGGATGAGGCGTCGAACGAGGGCTCGCCGATGTTGCGCGCGCGCCGGTAGGAGTGCTTGATGAATGACTTGGTGCGCTCCTGCGCGCCAGTCACCCAGTCGCCGTAGAGCCATACGAACCACGAATCCGGGTCGTGGTTCTTCCCCCCACCGCAGACTGCAAGGATGGAACCGAGAATGTCACCGGACAGTTCGTCGGTCGCAGACTGGATGAGGGTCGTCATGTCGGGGTCGTTCAGGTGCGACCACAACGACCCGGCTTTGGTCGATGAGACCGTCTTCCCGAAGCCACGCGGCAGGAGGGAGATCAGGTTGTACTGCTCGGGGATGCCAGCGAGGGCATGAGCCTTCCACTGGAGCAGGTGAGTCTGGAGCCATGTGGTGTACGGGATGTGGAGCGGCTCGTACAGCCACTGGGGCTCTGCGGGATGCGACGCGAGGTAGTGCTCCGCGCCCCATGCGTGGCGGAGGAAGTGCCACAGGGAGTGCGGGTGCGTCGACCGCATGGGGTTTACATGCCACGCTTCCGGCGCGCAGATTGCCCGCCAGAGGACCCTCTCGGCTTCCATGTCCCAGTCTTGACGAAGCGCAGAAACTTGAGCCACTGGAACCTCCCTCGGCTGATGACGCCGTGCTCGAACGCTATCTCGGGCGTGAGGAGCACCATGTCCGGCTTCGCGCCGTTCTGGTAGATGTCTTCGAGGTGGTTGGTGAGTTCGCGCTCCCAGAGGGTGCGGACCGTGGGCATCTCACCGATGGTGAAGCCGAGGCGATGGAGTTCGTCGCCGTTGAGGAGCGCGCCGTGTTCGCCGTCGTCCGTGACGATGCCACGGGCTTCCATCTCGCCCGCGATGCGGAGGCGCTCCTTGCGGCGGTACTCGTCCCAGTACTTCATGGTCGCTTCGGCGTCGGAGGCGTCGGGGACGTCCGACTTGGCCTTGCGCTGTTGCAGGCGCGTGGAGATCAGCGCCGGCATGTCGTACTCACGGGGGTCGAGGCCCATGTCAGGCTCCTTTCGGAGGAGTGGGGATCACGCCACGGGTGGCGGAGAAGTCACGAGGGTCGACGCGGTTCGCGAAGACTGAGTGGGCGCGGGCCTGCCGCGACATGCGCTCGGCGTACATGATCTCGGACTCGGACGCGGTCGGGTTCTCGGCGGCATACACCTTGCCACCTTCCTTGCCCGCTGTGTCACAGGTGCCACACCATGGGGCGGCGAACTCGGACATCGGCTTCGGCGCACCGCAGATGGCGCAGTTGGCGGAGAGTGGGCTCACCGGGTCACCTCGTTGGCGTCACGCCACGCGGTGTTGAGCGTGCCGGAGGCGCGTTGGCCGATGATGCCGGCGTGGAGCGAGACGATGTTCTGCCACTTGGTCTCGCCGACCATCCGCTCGATGCGCTCGTTCTGCCAGTTGAACGTGTTCACCCACATGATGAGCCGACACAGGCGGATGGTCCGCTCGGGGCCAAGCAGGAGTTGCTCGACGAGGCCGGGCAGCGGACGCGAGGGAATGGGGAAGACGGTGGAGACGGGCGACATGCGGTCCTCGCGGACCTTGGGGTCGTCGAACTGCTCCTTCGTCCACTCGGCTGAGGCCCAAGGGGCGACGAGTGCGACGTACTGCTGCATGGCTTTCACGGCGGGGTTCATTAGAGACTCCTTTCGTTGGGCTCCACAGGGCCCTCGCCGAGCGTGATGTCGAGGGCGCGGGTGATCCATGGAGCATCAATGCCCCAGAGGACATCCGGGGAGGGGGCGAGCTTCTTGTCGCGCTCGCGCGCGGCAACTCGGACGACCCGATGGATGTGGACGTCGTCGTTGTGTTCGACCACGAACATCAGGATGCCCTTGGCGTTCGTGTACCAGTACATCTTGTTCGGTTCGCACCAGCAGTCGGTCGAGTCGCGATGACCGCTGTCGGCGAGGCAGATGTGGACTTCGTTGCGTCGTTCCATCTTCATCCGGCCTCCTTGTCGGAGTCGATGAGCTTCGCGTTGATCGCCTCGGTCCACAAGGACACGCGCTTCGGTGACTTGCGGATGTAGGCGACCATGTGTGCGTCCATGGCGAGCGCGAGGACCTCGTCGAGATCGTCCTTGAAGCGCCCGAGCGACATGGGGTAGACCATGACGTGGAGCAGTTCGTGGACGACCGTGCCAATGTGGTCGACGTTGCCCGTCTGCTGGTTCGCATCGACCTTGATCTTGATGTCGGTCGGCGGGAAGATCTCGTTCCAGAGGTTGTGCCCCTGTTGCGCGGTCATGTGCTGGTAGGTGAGCGTGACTTCAGGGTGCCGGAGAAGCTCCAGCATCACCCGGTGTAGCGACTGCGTTGACAGCGGATACGAGCCCTTCATCGGGGAGGCCACGACATGCGGCTCGGGATGTCCATCGGGACACCGTCCACGATGTGGCGTGCTCGGCGCGCTGTGTACTCGCGCGCGCTGATGAACTCGATGTCAGGCCCCTGCGGTGGGGCGTCCTTCAGTTGCTGGAAGAACCGGTCCAGCGTCTCCGGTGTGAGCTTGGCTTCCATCGGCTTCCTCCCTCGCTTCGAGGCGGGATGAGAGAGCCCTGACGACGTCGGCGGCCGGGTAGGAGGCGAAGAGCACCTCGACTACGAAGTCGACATCGGCGATCGACGAGGTCAGGTCCTTGTAGCGGTCGAAGGCCATGGCGCGCGTGAGGGGCGGGCCGGGGCCGAGGTCACGGATCTTGACGGCATCGCGGAGCTTGCCCCACTGGACGGAGGCGCTCATGCGCGTGTCGGCGTGGAGCTTGGGGTCGAAAGCGAAGCGGATGCACTGCTTGAGCATGCGCTTCTGGACTTCGTCGTCGTCGAGGTCTTCGAGGAGCGACATGTCAGCGAGCGCCATCATGGCGTCATGGTCGAGCATCCCCGAGGGCGGGGCCGGCTCGGCCGGCGTGGCGTCGGGCAGGACGGAGGCCGCCTTGCGCGAGGGCGCGAGCTTGCCCTCCTCGACGAGCCCCTTGCGCGCGATGGCGATGAGGGCGACCGAACAACCAGTGCCGGCTGCCTGCTGCTCCTTCGACTCGTCGGGGTGCGCGAGGATGTAGAGCCGGGCCTTCTGGAGCTTCGTCTGAGGGGCCACAGGAACTCCTTGCAAAGGTTTGACGTTAGATACGTCCGAGTATATGG